TCAGTTTTATCCATTTGTCTAACGGGCACTTGGCCTCTGTCAGGACAACCTTGCCAGCAAGAACACATTTACACTTACCACATACATCAGCTCCCATAACAACAACGACCTCCGGGCACTTTTTACAGATAGCCCTTCGGTCTTGTTGCTGTTGCTGGGTAGCAATGTATGTCATAAGTGCTCCAAAAGGGTGTGAGTCTAGCTCACACCCTTATAGGACTACTTAAACGCCTTGACCCAAGCCCATGCGCGAACGCATTGCGCCACGGAACACTGCACCGATAGCGGAACAGTCAATGTCCATTACTTCGGCTTTGGTGACGAAGTGGCCATGCTCATGCTCATTACGAGCGTCAAGTTCTGCAACGGCGGCATTGGCGGCGGCAGCAGCGGCAGCAGCGGCAGCGGCTTGAGCAGTAGCAGCAGCGGCAGAAGCCAATGCGGTCTGGGCAGTAGCAGCGGCAGCGTCAGCAGTTGCCTGAGCAGCAGCAATACCGGCAGCTGAAGTGGTGAGGCCTTCAATAGCAGCTTGCAGAGCAGCGATTTGAGTCGCAGTAGCGGCATCAGATGCTTGCAGGTTAGTGATGGCGGTAGCTTGTTCAGCAATCGCAGCAGTCAGTGCGGTACAGTCGCAAGGTGTTTGGGCACCAGTGCTGTTCTGGATAGCAACGATGCTCTGGCTCAACTGGTCAACGGCAGACTGAATCGAAGTAATGCTGGACTGCAGGGCAGCATCAGCATCAAGGCGATTCTGGGTCTCAGCAGCCAAGGCAGCTTGAACGCCAGCAACAACAGCGGCCAGGTCAGCAACAGCAGTAGAGCCTTCCAGAGCCTCAACGCGAGAGCCGATGCTAGTGATAGCGGCCAAGATGGATTGTGCAGAAGCAGCGTCGCCAGCGGTGTTAGCCGACAGCAAGCTGTTCAGGGTGGCGATTTGTGCTTGAACAGCAGCAATATCAACACCTTCCAAAGCCAATACGGAATTGACCTTTTCGTTTACGGCTTGACCAACTTCGTCACCGAAGGTAGCGGCCAAACACGAGACCAAGCTGGCCAGGTCGTCGTTGTAAGTGGAGACATTGCGACCGTGGTTATCTTGGTCAGAGTGAAAATCATGTGACATAATAGAGTTCCTGTGTGAAAAAGCCGCTACTTACGCGAGCGGCGTTGCGTCTTTATCGCAAGCAGTCCCGTCTAGCACTGCTTGCAATTGTTGAATTCTGGCCACCTGAGCAGCAACCTCAGACTGGATGATGCAGCGAAGGATGTCACCCACTTGGGCCCCGACATCCAACATAATGCACTTCAGCCGTTCTTCCATTTCGTTCATAATTCAGTGATTCCAGTAAGTTGACCGCCTGAATTATAGGTGAATGTCTTGGTTTTTACCGTAAGCGGACCGAGAGTCTGCACAATTTGTGTCAGTACCCCAGCAGAGTACGTGAAAGCCTTTGCCGTGCCATCCGAGTAGTCAATCCGAACAAGCTCACCTCCCGAACCGTAAGTAAAGGTCGGAGACTTGAGTGGGTCATCGGTATTATTGACTTTATGGGCTATCAGCCCGGTGCTATCACTGATGTACAAGTCGAAGCCCGTGCCCCGACGCACCGCATAGATGGTGTCGGGGGTGAGGGTCGCCGGCAGGGCGGAGACCTCCTTACGGGCGTACAGGATAGTCGTCATGGATTACCAAGCGGCGTTAGCCCAGTTCGCGCCAACTGCCGTGCCGTTGTACGTCATAGAGCCGGTACCGTCCTCACCAATCTTGGCCAGCTGAGCCGCATTGGCATGGCTATGGCGGCGGGCCACTGCATCATCAATATCAGCGACCACGCTGGAGGGGCGACCAACGATGTTGGACCACTGCAAAACGATGTCCATACTCTCTGCCTCGGAGGCCTTCACCCAAGAGGTGGTGCCTGGGTTGTAGAGGTAAGTCGCGCCGCCGGCAGTAACCGTGGTGTCACCTGTGGCGTTGATAACGTAGACCCACTTGGCAGAGGTCAGTGGCAGCATTGCATCACGAGCCGTGATGTCCGCTACGATGGTCAGCTGATTACCGCCGCTCATGGCGGAGGAGATCATGCCAGCTACGTCGGTCTCATTGAGCACATGGCGAGCTGCAGTACCGGCGCTGTTGACGACGAACAGTTCCACGAGGTTGGGGTTAGAAGCTACCGATACGGCATAGACCGCGTTGGCTTCCAGCGTTCCGGGCAGAGCCGTTACTTTGTAAAAATTGAGTGTAGTTGCCATGATATTTCCTTACCAGTCAGGTGTGTTAGCCCACTGTGTGTGAGCGAAAAGTCCCCCATCAACACCGAGCACAAGCTGATTGCCTGCATCCGTGCTGAGGGGTGTTGTATTTGCAGGCCCCATGGGGCCTTGAGGTCCTTGCATTACTATCTCAACAAGCATAGTCGCAGGCGCTGAGATTTCGAGCACCTCTACTGCCGGTACGATAATCTCTACGACTTCTGCTGTCATAGAGTCGCATCACGGACAATGTTGAGGGTACTGGAGTCATAAGTCTTGACCCGGCCGACTCCACCCGGACTAGCAGGGTAAGTCACCTGTAAATCAAATCGGTGGGGACCAATCGGTAGACCCATTACGGAAGCAGGTGCGAGCAGGTCAATGCGTCCAGCAAGCGGTGTCAGTGTGCAGTAAGCGGATAGGTCTACTTCTAGACTGCCGTTGGGGTCTCGAATTTGGAAAGCTACAGTCGCCCCAGTCAGGTCGAGCGGCACTAGCGCGGCATCCTTCAGAATGTAGCTGCGCTCAAAGGTATCGCCGCGAGTGTGTGAAACTATGCTCATCGTGCGATTCTAGCGGTTTCGCTAGAATCTTGGGTGCCATTTTTCAGTAGCTACGGCTTCGCTGGCGGACCCTTTGGCTTCGTAGGGGTCTTTGGTGTGAGGGTCTTCTCTACCGCTGAGGTACCGCTTGTAGGATTGGCAACAGGCGCTGCAGCCGCCGTACTGCGGAATAAAGTGCCGCTCTTAGGTGTGTAACCTGCAGGAGGCAACTGACCCGTCAACTTCAAGCAGGCCTCCTCATCGGAAATCATGCCCAACGATAGCAAGTCCAGGATGCGGGACTGCTCCATTGACCTGAAAGCCTCCAACTCTTTGGAGGGGCGTAGGTCAAGTTCCTCATAGGCAAACTCTACGTACCCGTCTATACCCATGATGCGAATAGCTACCGTCAGTGCTCGGCTATAAGTCTCATTGAGCTTTCGGCGCAGCATATCCGCAGACTTCAGGTACAACAACGACTCTGTAGAACTGGCATTGGCCGAACTGCCAAACCCAAGGGCCACTGGCAGTGTCTTCACCCCAGACACCAACTTGGCATTCAGCACCTTCTGCACCTGCTCCAAGATTTGACCCGGTTGGTGGCCGCCATCCAAGTAGGAATAATTGACCATATCAAAGGACACAAGCGCATCCTCTGGATTCAGCCCGTTAACTGTGGTCTGTACTGCTGCAATCACCGAGTTCTGGTACTCCGCCCACTTCACAGGGTCAGCCAGAATTTCTGGAGGAGTCATCTTCTTCATCTTCTCGCTATCAATACTGGCAGACAGGCGCGGAAGAATAGCCCGCTTGAGGGTCCTACTCATGTCCTGATCGAACTCAATATCAGCGATAATGCTCTTAATAGAGGACTCAAGGGGAGAAGTAGGGTGCAACTTGGACGAACTTTGGTCAACACTGGTGTAGATAATCGTAGGTAAATCTAAATCAATCTCTGTACCCCCAATGCGCTGCTTGATCTTAAATGAATTCTCTTCTTCATAGAAAATCAGGGTGGGAATCGCAATCACGTTGAAACTTGCTGGAACCCGTGCCTTATCCAAGGCCACTTCCAGGCAGTGTGCCCCCTCCAGCAACAGGTCTCTGGCCAAGGTCTCTGACAAGCTCTGCAGCCCCTGCTGTACACCCATACTGCCGTCTGCATTACCGAGGTAAGTCAAGCGCCGCAGCAACTCGTGCGCCAAGGCTGTTGCCGCTGGGTCCACTTGTCCGTCCAAGTTGCGCCCCACCACTGTGAAATTCTCTGGAATACCTGTGCGAATGGCAAGGTAAATGGCCGCAGACATCTCCCCGGACTGCACACTAGCCTCTTGCAGCACTTGGGAAGTCGTAGAGCGGCTACGCAGGTCAACCAAGCGGTCAAGACTGCGTAAATTGCGGTCTTGGCGCGGCACTGCGCTAGTCGTCGGCGTGACATTGCGGCGATAACCTGGCAAGGCCTGCGGCGCATTAGGCGCTTTCGGCAGTGGTGGCGGTGTCAGTGTAGACGCTTGGAAAAATGACTTGATTGATTCAAACATAGGGGCTCCGGGGTTTGGGCCGATTCTAACAGAGG